GCTCCTTGGATTGTGGGCACTGGTGAAATCTATCAAAGATGATGCACTCTATCTCTGCCGTAATGATGGACCTGGTGCTTACATCGGATACGATCAGATTGATGCCGAAGGTTATGTCTACTCTAATAAGTTTGGTACAATGAAACTGGTCAATCGTGAGCGTTTCAGTCATGCTAACTTCAACAACCCTAAGTTTAACAAACCCGTGTGCCAGTGAGCGTGCTGTCCACCCATGCCCCCTGGGCGTCCCCTTTACCCCTTATACTGACTTCAGTTCAAACGAACCCAATGCGAACTCACTACATCTCTGACGGCGTTGCCTTCCGCAATCGTCGCATGAGCAAACCCGTTCTGTCCAATGCTGACAAACGCTACCTTGTGAAGGCGACCAATTTTGTCGATCATATTTGGGTTTACTTTTCAGGGATCGAAACCGACTTCCGCCTGCTCCATATGCCGATGCAGTAAGTGTCCACCATCCTCCCATAAGGGCACCGCTGACCCCTTATACTGACTTCAGTTCAAACGAACCGACATGACCGCAACCACTTTCAACGGATGGGCAAACTGGGAGACCTGGAACGTGTCCCTCTGGATTCAAAACGATGAGGGTCTGTACAGCGCCGCTAAAGGGTGCCGCTCCTATCAGGACCTGGTGGCGATGCTCCGTGACTGCGGCAGCAAAGAAACGCCCGACGGGTGCCGCTGGGACGATCCTAAGATCGACGGCATCGAAATCAACGACATGATGGCAGACCTCTGATCCGATGGGAACGGCAGCGCCCTAAAGACTGCCACCCGTTCAACCTCTCATCCTATCATGACCCGCGACCTCGCTACCGCCCTTCTCAACCGCGCCGCTGACGGAACCCAACTGCTGGAGATCCTGGAAAGCATCGCCACCGACACCGAGCAGGGCACTGCCACCGACTTTGACGGGACGCCCATTATCTGGTGACCCATTCGTGCTACAATTCCAAAGCAACCGACACCGACCCATGATCCTCTCCATGTCCTCCGACCTCAAGACCCGTCGCATTGTGTGGACTGGTCGCAACAACGACGACACCCCCATGGGGTCGCGCCTTCAGCCCCAGTTGGGCGTCAGTGCCTTTGCTATCGCGGGGCAGTTCGCTGAGGTGTTCGCTGATGAGGCAATCGCCGCCATCCCATGCTTTGAGTGACCCGTTCGTGCCTGGCGCCATTCGTTCGTGACCAGGCAGGTCCCCCGTCCTTAAGCGGTGCGGGGGGCGCCGCCGTATATAAAAACGATGGGTCCCTATAGTCTACAAAGTGCTACGAAAGCGATCTAAATGTTTCTCTCATTAAAAAAATTTTTCCATATATAAAAACATGCACAAGGTTTAATGATATGCAAAAAAATCCCGGAGAAAATATTACAACGGTAGAGGTCGATCCAGTAACTGGAGAGTATTATGTGACGATACCAGAGTGGATTCTGAATGAGTACGGGTGGTACGAGGGCACCGAAGTAAACATGGAGGTCGAAGGAGATTGCATCGTGATTACCGAAATCAAGAGAGATTGACATCACCTAGATAATACGTTATGATTCTGAAGTAAACGCATTCTATTATGGCTAAAGGATTTACTGTTAAAGCAAAACCCCCAGAACCGAAAGAGCAAGAGTGGGACTACGATAAAGCCAGAGAGATGGTAAAGGGGAAGTCCGTCGTCTTCTGTCTTCCCGGTAGAGGAGTTTCTTACACATATCTAAAGAACTTCGTACAACTTTGCTTCGACTTGGTGCAAGCTGGCGCTAGCATCCAAATTTCGCAAGATTATTCCTCGATGGTTAATTTTGCACGTTGTAAGTGTCTTGGTGCTAACGTACTCCGTGGACCCGATCAGATTCCCTGGGACGGAAAATTAAAATATGATTGGCAGTTGTGGATTGATAGTGATATTGTATTCAATTCTGAGAAGTTCTGGCAGCTGGTTCTAATGGACCAGGACATCGCAGCTGGTTGGTACTGCACCGAAGATGGTCGCACTACTTCAGTTGCTCATTGGTTGGAGGAGGATGACTTCCGTAACAATGGTGGTGTGATGAACCACGAAACCATCGAAAGCATCCAAAAGCGTCGCAAGCCCTTCACCGTAGACTATACAGGTTTTGGATGGCTTCTGATCAAGAACGGAGTCTTCGAGCATTCTGAGATGAAGTACCCCTGGTTCGCACCTAAGATGCAAGTCTTTGAGAGTGGCGAAGTACAGGACATGTGTGGCGAAGACGTTTCGTTCTGCCTTGATGCAAAAGAAGCGGGATTCGAAATCTGGTGTGACCCTCGCATCCGTGTTGGACATGAAAAAACAAGAGTCATCTAAGGCAAAATACAATATCCTCTGTAGGGGACGTAAGATTTACTCAGATCTTACAGAGGAGGAATACTTTGAGATTATGGAGGACCTGTCGATAGAGTATTATCAGACAGGCACTCCAGATCCCAACGAAATTGAAACTGAAATTATTGGAAATCATTGGAGTTTAATGAATCATGGCAAAGTCAAAGGTTGGTCTGAATAAGAGTTCTTATATCGCCGGTCCCCCGAAAAAGACTCGTCAAGGGCAGGGGGGTGGAACCAAATATGCCGCTACCTCGCGTAACTCGGCTCGTAAAAAGTATCGTGGACAAGGAAAGGGTTGAATGAGAGATCTGGAACACTGGGTAGAATCATTATCAAAAACCCATCCAGATCTTAAAGGGCACTCGATATGCCCATTCGCCAAATCAAATACCTACAAAATCATAAAACGTCCGATTAACGACATCAAACCTCTTAATGAGGTCTTTGGTGTCGTTATTTTTGTTGTTGAGGATGACTTAGACCTCACTTATGGACATCAGAAAGTCAAAGAATTAAATGGTTTGTACCCAGAATACAAATTCTTAGACGATTTTCGTGATGAACCCAGTTTTATCAACGGCATTCAGACAAATAATGGGATGTACAATCTTGTCTTGTATCAAAATTCGGCATTTTTGAGCAAGATGAGAAGTCTGTTAGCAAAAACTGACTATTATGACCTCTGGGAAGACGAGTATCTTGAAATAATTCTCGAAAACGATTATAATATGGTGCAAGAAATCAGAAATAAATAGTTTTTTGAATGAAAACTGAGTTGGAAAACCTTTCTATGGGTAAGCACCTCCTTCTTGAGGTGTATGATGTTGAGTATGATTTGATTAACAACATCGAATCTCTTCAAAATGTCATGATCAAGGGCATTGAGCGTGCCAAAATGACAATTTTGAATGTTTTTTCTCATTGTTTCATTCCTCAAGGGTGCACTGTTGTGATTGCACTCTCAGAAAGTCATGTTTCGTGCCACACTTGGCCAGAAAATGGGTGTCTGGCGATCGATGTATACACTTGTGGAGAGGGAAATCCACGTATGATCGCTCTAGAACTGTTAAAATACCTTAATTCCGACAATTATAAACTCAGAGAAATCGATCGATAAGTAAATAATTAAGGAGATAGCAACCTCCTTCATAAAAGTTCTGTTTTATTCATTAAAACAGGAGCAAACATGTCGAATTCACCAGTAGATAGAAACGAAAGCTACATGAGAGAGATGTGGGGAACCAATAGATTAGCAACTGACTATGGTTCCATGAGACAAATTGACGTATATAAGGAAAAAAGAGAGTTTATTCAAGAGATTATGGACTATGAGCAGTCTCATGATCTCAAAAAACAGACTGATTTGCACGAAAAAATCAGAAATGATGAAGACTATGATGATTGGGAGTACGGAACCGAACCATCATACGGACATCCATGGGAATGACCATAAATAAATGAAGAAAATTCTAAGTCCAAAATGGCAGTAAAGAGGATATCAAGAGAATTTAAGGATATTAACTTGTCCTTTGAGCCTCATCCTGTCACAAAGGATCTGCAAATTTTAAAAAATGAGTCTGCAATAAGACGTTCTGTGAGAAATATAATTCAAACAATGCCTGAGGAGAAGTTTTTCAATCCAGCATTTGGTTCAAGAGTAAATCAGTTTCTTTTTGACTTTGTGGATATTGGGTCCTCTCTTTTAATTGAAAGAGAAATAAGGGATTCACTAGAAGCATTTGAACCAAGAATTGAAAACATTGAAGTGTTTGTAGATCCAGTCGTTGACGAAAATAGTTTTGAAATCGCAATACAATATGATATTAAAGGACAAGATTTTCCTACTCAGGAATTTAACTTCATCTTACAAAACACCAGGTAAAAATGCCTTTTACACAATTTACAAACCTGGATTATGAGCAGATAAAGCAATCCATTAAAGATTATATTAGAGCGAATTCAAATTTTACTGATTTTGACTTTGATGGTTCAAACTTTTCTGTATTGATCGATACGCTAGCATATAACACATATATTACAGCGTTCAATTCTAATATGATCGTCAATGAGGCTTTTTTAGACTCTGCGACATTAAGAGAAAATGTAGTTGCACTAGCAAGGAATGTAGGTTATGTACCACGCTCCAGAACGTGCTCTAAGGCATCCATTTCTTTTCAGGTACAAACTACAACAACTTCACCAACACTGACCTTAGAGGCGGGTCTAGTGTGTGTTGGTGCTGTAGAGGACACAATCTATACCTTCTCCATACCAGAATCTGTAACAACTTTGGTTACTAATGGAGTTGCAACTTTTGCGAACATAACAATATATCAAGGTACATTTTTATCCAATCAATTTATTGTTGATGGGTCTTTGGATCAAAAATTTATTTTAAATAATTCATATATTGATACTTCAACTCTAGTGGTTTACGTAAAGGGAGTATCAGATATTGGGAGAGGTAGAGAATACTCTTTAATAGATAATATTTTAAATGTAAATTCTGGATCAGAGACTTATCTAATTCAGGAAATTAAGGATGAAAAATATCAATTATTATTTGGTGATGGTATCTTTGGAAGAAAGTTAGAAAATAATTCAATCATTAATGCTTCTTATATTATAACAGATGGAATTGATGGAAATGGTGCAAGGAATTTTGATTTTTCTGGTAGGTTCTCTGACTCTGAAGGACAAATCGTAACACCAACGAATGATATTAATATAACAACTTCTCAACCAGCAATCAATGGTGCAGAAATTGAAAGCATAGATTCCATCAAGTATTTTGCCCCAAGGTTATATTCATCAAATTATCGGGCGGTTACAACTCGTGATTATGAAGCATTAATAAGAGAAATATATCCAAATACAGAATCCGTTTCTATAGTTGGAGGGGAAGAATTAGATCCCCCAGAATATGGAAATGTTATTATAAGTATCAAACCAAAAAATGGAGATTATATTTCCGACTTCGATAAAAGACAAATTCTTTCAAAATTAAAAGGATATAGTCTTTCTGGAATAAATCAAAAAATTATAGATCTTCAAGTACTGTTTGTTGAGATTGAAAGTTATGTTTATTATAATCCAACAAAAGTAACAAATTTACAAGATTTAAAAACAAAAATTTATAGTTTATTGAATACATACTCCCAATCAACCGATGTTAATAAATTTGGAGGTAGATTTAGATATAGTAAGGTTGTAAAACTTATTGATGGTGTTGAGGAATCAATTACATCGAACATAACAAGAGTAGTAATTAGAAGAAATTTAAAAGCATCTATAAATCAGTATGCACAATATGAACTCTGCTTTGGCAATCAATTCCATATAAATCCCAAAGGATATAATATTAAAAGTACCGGATTCACTTTGATTGGTGATAATAGTGAAGTATTTTTTACAGATGTGCCAAATAAAGATGTTAATGGAAATCTTGATGGTAGTGGAAAAGGTATTATTTCTATTGTCAGGGAATCTGGTAATT